GTAAAGGTTCTTCGCATCTGCCTTCGCCAGACCGCCGAGTTTGGTGTCAATGTCCGAAAGGCTGTTTATAACTATGGCTTCGTTAACTGGACCAAAGACAAAGTCTCCGACAAACCCGACAACGCCGTTATTAACTCCAGTTGTTGGAGCAACGCCTGACGTTCGGACGCTGGTATATACGCCCGGGATTATTCTTGCCATGTTTTTAGACCTCCTTAATTATTTGTGCTTGTGTGTCAATAACCAGGTTGTAAGTCGCTTCGGATATCTCAAAGCACCAGAACCGCGCGTCGATCCTGAACCTGTAAGCATCGTCCTCGTCTATTGATTCGAAAAATGGAATCCTTCTGTACAGGATTGGCGCGTTTATTGTCGGCACTTTGATTGACCTTAGCCCGTTCAATACATTTACGAACAACCTGTCTCTTTCGCGGCTGGAGGTTGCGAATATATCTATCTGAAACAGCACAGAGTGAGTGTTCACCGCATATTTAAGGACAGTCGCCGTCTCCGTCCTGCTCTCCTGAAGAACGGTCTGCCTCAAAACCGGCTCTCCTGTAATCCTAGAGATAACGACTTGAGGGAATGTAGCTTCAACGTCTGGCCATGCGGTCGTCACGGGGCAAGTAACGTAATTTTTCAAGACAGCGATTAGCGAATCAATCCAGTTCTCCATAACGATCTTCCTTTCAGCACGCTGTGCCGCACGGCTTTAGCTATTTCGGAGGCAACTATTTTCCTGATGGCTTCGTGAGCAGGTCTAATGTAGGGGTAGGGTTTCGTCCCTTTTTCGGAGATCGTTCTTTGAACAGCTCTTGCGTGACTGTACGCTTCTTCTTCCGAGTGGTTGTGTTTTGCTTTCGACCATTCGACTAGAGGTTTCAAAGGAGGCCAGTGAGGGCGAGTTCCTTTTTCCACCCACACGCCGTAGTCCAGGGGAGTGCCCATCTCGTAAGTCCAAAAAGCGACCTTTCTTATTTCCAGAGAATCGTACAGCGTTTTAGTCGCGATGTTCCTGTGACCTAGAAGCCTTATCCTCGCTTCGTTTCTGGCTTTACTCGCTAGGCTTTCTAACGCTTCATCTACGCCCGCTACCATTCCCTTTTTCAGCCGTGCAGTCCTTCTACTGAAGTCCTTGAATCCAACCGTCTTGAAAGTCGCGTGCTTCATGGCTTCTCTTCCTTGCACATGGCTTTATATATAGATTTGTGGGGATAGATGGCTTCAATTACATATCTTCTTGTCCGCCACGTGATTATGTCTCCCTCTCGAATCCCATAGTCTGTGTAAAGCACTACCGACCCTTGAGAAATAACGCCTTGAAACTGCGATTGTTCGTCTAAGGTGGCGAGCCTGACTATGCCTTTGAACCTTTTGGTTTCGGTAGAGGATAAGACCCTCTCGCCTCTGACAGAATCAACGGAGTAAACAGGGCGTTCTAGCGAGATCAACTCTCCGTCTCTGTTTACCCTCCAAACCAAACTCATATCCTCACGACCTTGTACATGTCGAGGGTCAAAGTGTCAAAGGCTTCATAATAAGTCCTCAATTCGGCTTCACCCGTGCCATGCACTCCCATCGGTTTGTTCCACATGTATTCGCAGTATTGAAGGACAGCCAGTTTCAAGTCCAGAGGAACAACGGAGTACCCTCCTGTGTATGTGACTGTGAGTGTGCCTGTAAACTTGTTCACTAAATGAATCATGCACACCTTCGATGTGTGGGACACTTCGTACTCGTTGCCCAGGTGGTCGATTACTGAAGCTACCGAAGAGAGAGGGGATTCGAGAATAAAGCCTACACCGTTGACGAAATCCACCTCTTCAGTGTAGGTCGAATATGTGAACTGCCTTCCACAATAATTCTTGACGAACGCTATCACTTGAGTCAGCAGTTGATTAAGTTTTTGATCGTGCTGATCGTCCACCACTCTTAGGTGGGTTTTCAGTTCTGCTAGAGTTACCATCTTTGTCATTCCTTTCAGTTGTCTCAACCGTTTCAAAGTATTCCTCACCAAATGCTTTGTATGTATCCTCGTCAATGTCGAGTATCATTCCTGCCTTCACGGTTGATCCAACAAAGATGGAGTGCAATGTCTTGACTTTCATAAAACCACCCCCTTTAGAATGGGGCTGAATCTGCGCCGTAATAAATTCCTACAATGGTTACTGTGCAAGTCGCGTCGGGTATTAGGTAGAAAGACACATACGGCTTGCTCATGCTCTTGATGACTTCAAACTCGAAGTATCCTTCATCTACCGTTACTTCAGTAGCGACAAAAGGCGTGTCTGTAAGCGACGCGGTTTCGGTTTCCCTTCTCAGACCCACTACCGTTAGTTCGGTTGAAGTAGCCGCGCCGGTGACTAAACCTATAACATGAGCCCTTTCGTACCCTTTCATAGAGAACACAGGCGTCTGCGTTTCGGTTGCAATGGTGGTTGTGGCTTTTACTACGAACGGTTTAGTGTTGTCCAGTATCGAGAACGCGAAAAGAGCAGCCAGCGTTCCGACCAACACTAGGATAAGTGCAAGTTTAGTTCTCATTATTTCACCTCATGGAAAGAGGGGCTTGCGCCCCTCGTATTTTAAGCAGCGGCAGTTTTCAAGGTGGCGAAAGCGGTCGGGAACGCAATTGCCATTCCCACTCTCTCGATGACCCTGATCGCGACCATGTTGCTTTCGTAAAGGTTGGTTGTCCCAACGGTCGCCTGGTTGGACAACTGAAGGGAGATTTCCTTTCTCTTAGCGAAGTACAGCTTGCTCATGTCGCCGAAAATCATAAACTTTTTGTTTGCGCCCGAATCGGCTATGCTGCTGAGCAGGCTGGTCTTGCTGTACGGGTAACCCCAGATATCGTTGCCCGGGAACAGGAAGGGTCCCGTTACGCCGTTCGTCATTTTGCGCACCAGATTGTGAACCGTTCTGTGCATGTAGTATCTAGAATTTTCTTCGGCTGCATCGTGAACGGCTGCGTTGAGGTCTAGGAGGTCGGTGGACGCAAGGTTGGTGAAAGCGGTGTCTCCTGTTCCCATCGTCGCAACAGGCACGTCGGGGTGGTTCAGTATTCCCATAAACACAGAACCGTCGCCATTGAACGCCTGATAGTCCTCCGCCTTTGCAAAAGCCCTAGCGAAGATCCTTCCGAGTATTTCGGTTATCGGTACGGCAGCGTCGTCGAGAAGGTCATTCGTTATGGGGACTATGATTCCAGCGTCCTTGATGGTTATCTGAGTCTGCCCGAACTTAGGTTGACCGGTGGAGATAACTCCGCCTTCGCTCACCCAAACAACGGTTGGCTCGTCAGTGAGTTTCGGAATGTTGATAGTCTTGCTCGAAACGTTGAACACGTTCGCAAACTGCCTTACTAGACCGTACTCTAGTACCATTTCGTCCACTCTGGCAACAAATTCGTCGGGGACTAGGTAACCTCCTGCGTTGTCCGTGCCTTCTGAAAGTGCCTTAGCCGCCATTCTGTCGCCATCGAGAAGTGCCTTGCACAGCATTCTTACGTCTTTCTCCGTCTCTTTGTCAACGACGGTGGGGACAGGCTTACCCATAGCCCGCTCTTTGAGGTATGAATCTACGGCTGCTTTGATCGCTTCAGGTGGAACGACTACCTCTTTAGGCTTAGAAAGCTCTTCAAGCTTCTTGTCGTATGCGCCTTTGAATTCTCTCAGCTCGTTGCCGAGCTTTTCGATTGTCTCTACTATTGCTTCGTTTCCCATGGTGTGCCCTCCTTGATAATCTGTGAAATCTGTTTCAGTTTTCTCTCTACTTCGAAGGAGTAAAGCTGGTTTCTGGCTTCGTCCAGCAGGCTGTTCAATTCGCCTACTGCTTTTCTGGCTTCTTGCAGGGACTCGCTAAAGGACTTAGCCAAAGGTTCAAAAACCTTCTGGTATGTGAGTGGGTCAAACTCGATTCCTTTCCCGTAACTCGCCGCTAATGCGGCAGGGTGCGCAGGAACGTTGACGCAGGACAATTCCAGCAGCTCTTGAACTAGGAAATGAATCCCTTTGTCGTCTTTCCTGAACTTGTAGTCTTTCGGCAAGAATCCAACGCTCGAAGCCCTCAGTATCTTGTACTTGTAAAGATTGAAAACGAGGTCTGAAAGCTCATACACGCCTTCGGGTGGGAAG